TACATCCCCCTCCCCCTCTGTTTTGGAGTTAGGGTTAATACTAATACGCTCGCAAGTGTCTGATTCTAAAGGGTTTGTAACTATAACATGTGTTATAGTTGCCTCTGCAGGGGACCCAGAATCGGTAAGGGGGGGTGTCTGATTGTGTGGAATACTATGCAAACTGTCACCCTCAAAATCAGTCAAATTTGGGGGGGTCGGGGGCGGTGGGGTCGTGGATTCTGCGAATTCTACTGGGTCTAAATCAATAGTTATCGGAGAGTTTAGCTCGGCAAGTAGGGATTCTGCCTTGATCTTAGCGTCATTGTTGAGAGATCGACTGCTAGTGAATGCTAAGCGCAAACCCTCCAGTAGTTTTGCCTTGAGATCATTTGCGCTGTGAATATGTAAATGGGTCTTAGTCTCATTGAATAGACTTACCTCATGGAGTTTGCCTATTAACTCAATGGCCTTGAGTTTGTTGGCCGTCTTTTCCGTCTCGGTTGTGGTGATCTCTACTAATTTTTGAATAGCTAGTGTTCTCATTTGTTCGGGTAAAAGATATTCTCTCGCCTCATTCGCTACCTTGAAAGCCTCTATCATTTGGGCTATTTTAGGGTCGCTCGCTAGTTTGCTACCCTCTACTGCTTGAGTGGTTGGTTTGCCCTTGCTATTGTAGGATTCTCGGTAAGCCTGCGCCTTGGGTATTCCGTCCGCTACTTTGCGCGCGAATGCTTTTTGCTTACCCGTTAGCTTGATCCCATGAGAAGAGGTCGCACCTAATAAAACAGTCTCAATCGGGACTTGTTTCAGATTCTCTTTAATCTGCGCTCTGGTTAACTTGGGGGTCTTATTCATAGGTATGTCATAGGTATTTGCATACCCGTAAGTATAGGACGATCTAGGACACTTTGATAAACAAGTCACTAAAAAGATGACTGGGAGATCTACTCTCTAGTCTCTCTCTATTGGATAAGTCTTTAACCTGTTTCCCTTCGGGATTACTTGCCCCCTTTTAGGGGATTCCCGCTTACTACTGGATATCTATACAGTAGGGAAAGTCCTAGTAATCTTTTTCAGTTTATAGCCGTTTATCGTGTAAGATGTATCTCAATACATGACTAAAATGCTTTATATGTATTGTATTTATTAACTACCTTACAGGGGGTTTTATGAGATTAAATTACAAGGCTAAATGCTTTTCTTGCAAACAGGGAGAGCAATTGAATATCCCTGCACAATGGTTTATTACGGGTCACAACGGGTCTAAACCTTTTAGGGGTTATGTTTGTGGAGATCATTTTGAGATGATGGCTAATGATGGTCTAGTGACATCTAATAAATGGATTGATTTAGATGGCATTACCTCATATTTTACGGGTTTTAATAGTTTTGATGCTATGGTTAAAAGCGTAAACGATTGCTATACACCTACGCTAAGGGTAGATGTAGATTCAGATTTAGCAATAGTAAAACAAGCTTTTAATGATCGTATGATTGAGTTGGGTTTGCCTAATCGGGCTTAATTTTTAAATTTTTACAGGGGGATTTATGCAAGTAAAACAATTGATTCATAAGATGTTAACTACCAATACTGGTCGTGCGATCTGCGATAGCGGGGATGCTTACGGGCGCAATTGGGAGCGCAATCAGGCGAAGAGCATAAAAGATTTTGAGAATGCTCCGTCTGCTACTTTAGAAGTCTCACGATGGGAGCATGACGGGAAAGTCTCTTACGATGCTAATGTCACTATTGACCTATTCCATCACCTATTAAGGGTGTTGGAGACTGATTCAATTTGCGATGAGTTTAACTCTATGCCAGTAGAGGATTGGCGCTCCGAGTTTTACGGGGTAAGTGATGCGGGTGAGGCTTGGCTAAAAGATAAGGGGTTTACTGCTAAGGGTGATTCATTCAACACTTACAACTGGTCGGCAAACTTTAGCCAAACTTTGCAAGGGTGTCACTTGGAATGGTTGAACGGGGACACTTACTTATTATTGCAAGTCCATCAGGGATGCGATGTAAGGGGAGGCTATACCGATGCCAAATTATTTAAGGTCGAATCTGAATGGGCAATTATTGACGAATCTTGCGGGTTTTATGTTGAATCAGAGGGGCGGGAGGTTAGTCTTACTTGGTCGGGTGAGTTTACTAATTCAGAGGGGAGCTATTCAGTAGAGGATGATCTAAAAGCATTTTATGAGATATCAGGCGGGAAAGTAGTTGAGGGTGATCTCTATGAGGTCTGTTATTAAGTGACAACTCTAAGCCCCTTTAGGGGGGTTTAGGGATTGCCATTTTTGCAATCATTTAATCTAGGGGGTTTTTATGCAATTGAATTTAGACTTTTATTGTGATCCGTCTCATGGTTGGTTAGCCGTACCTCATAAACTGGTGCAAGATCTTGGAATCGGGGACGATATAAGTCCGTATTCTTACCGAGATAGTGGTCTTGCCTATTTAGAAGAGGATTGCGACTTATCTCTATTTATGGCTAAAGCAGAGGCAAGGGGTTGGAATATTGCCTTTACTGAAAAGCATACAAATCACGATAGCCCGATTAGATCAAAGGCTAGGTATAAGTGACACTTAAAAAACCCTCTACATGGGGGTTTTTTGGATTGTCATTTTACAATCGCACACTTTCAGGGGGTTTTATGTTTCCAAAATTTGATTATTTATTCAACATCGGGCTAGTGGTTTGCCTTGCTTATCTTGCCCTAGTTATAGGGAATGCCATTTTTAAATTTGCTTTACTTTTAATCGGGGGCTAATTGTGAGGGAATTACATTCAATAAAGGGGGTTTTAACAGTCATTGAGAGACTGCCCTCAAGTTATAACGGGAATCCTAGATATTTGATTGCGATCAATAGCGTAACTTGCAAAACTGCCGTTGATTCTAGTCTCGGCTATTGCGTTACGAATTATGACGGAAAACCCGTTATAGCCACAATCGGAACGCATTACAGGGTGAAAACCCTTGATTCAATCAAACCATTAAGCACTTAACACGAGGCTAAATATGAAAACTGATAAGCATTTTTTAATGGACGATATATACGACTATTTGATGGATAACAAATACAACATAGGGACAAATATTCGTGAGGAGTTTTCCGACTGTTATATTGATTGCGAGCGAGCAATTATTTATCTTGGTGGGTCTAAGACTTTGCCAAAATTCAAATTAACTATCGAGGAGGTATAAACCATGTTCTATGTATACCGCAACACTACCAAAAAAAGCGAGGTAATAGCGCAATTTTTAGACCATGAGAGCGCGCTAGAACTAATGGAAGAACTAGCAACCCGCGAGAATGACCCGCTTGTCGCGGGTTATTCGGTGCGCGATCACGCGCTCAAAGTTTATGCTGATTTTGAAATTTAACCACTAAGACCGAGGCCAAAATGAAAGTAAAAGACCTGATAAAAGCACTTCAAGAGTGCGACCAAGAAAAACCCGTTTTTATTTGGGAGGATCACGACATTATGGATATTCAAATGGTGGATGAATTAACCGATAGGGTAGATTTAAATATTATCTGGGACGAGCGGGATTTAGAGCTTAAAAAATTGATTATGAGAACGGGGGAATTTAGCACCCAACACGAGGCCACAAAATGACATTAGAAGAAATCAAAAATGCCGTAGATCGAGGCCAAATTGTAAATTGGCAAAACTCGCTTTATGTAGTGATTAAGGACAATTTAGGCAAATACCTCATTAAGTGCTTACAAAATGATGACTGTATTGGCCTCACTTGGTTAGATGGCACGACCTTAAACGGCAAACCCGAACACTTTTATATCAAAGGTGAACTACTGAAAGAATTACAAAAAAACCACTTAGATCGAGGCCAAAAATGAAAACTAACACAATGCTAGAAATAGCAATCGAAGTCGCGTGGCAAGTAGGAGATAGTTTAAGAAATTCCCCTAGAGCAGAGTCGCGTTGGCGTGTTGCTGATATTGCGCTAGACATTATCAACAAAGGACTTATTACAGATCATAGCGAAGATATTGATGAAATTATTGAAGCATATTTAACTGAGAGAGGAATCAAAAATGACTAAATATAGTGGAGTAATGATTAGAAAAGAGTATTTTGAAGTTGAAGTTGAGGCCGATGACGAAGATCAAGCAAGAGATTTAATCATGGATTCAATACTTGAGAACGAACCTTATGATTATGCGTTTGAATTTTACGAAGGAAGTATTACAGAAGTTGTGAAAGATATTGAAAAACTTGACGGGAGTATGAAATGACAACATATAGAGTAGTTTTTGCAAGTTATTGCACCGAGATTGTTGAGGCCGAGAATGAACAGGATGCTATTGATTTAGCGAATGGACAATTTAGCCCTGATTATGAATGGTGTATAGCTGATGTAAGTATTGATGATTCATTTAGCCCACTTGAATATAAGGAGAATGAAAATGCTTAATTGGGAAGATCAACTAAACGCGTGGGAGGCCAAATATCAACCCATGCAGAACCACATAGATCCGAAGGCCTATGACAAGTTTGAAACCTACGGGGAAGAGCTTGATTATGTCTTAAGCATAGCCAATAGCGAACCCGCGCGCGTATGGACTCTGGTGGACGGGGATGACGGCAATTTGTATATCACAAGCGGGTATCACCTTGTAAACAGGGTTAATTACTTTATTACCAAGAACCCATGCGAATGGGAATACGAGGAAGTGCCTTACTATATTTTTGAGGAAGAAGAAGATGAAACGATATAAGGCTTATGCCACTATTTCTTATGATGTAGTTTGTGAGTTTTATTTAGAGGACGATCAAGATGCTTGGGATGTTGCAAAGGATCTTGATGGAGGAGATTTTGACGAGATAGACGGCTCTGCCGATTGGAAAGTTTACGAAGTCGAAGAAATAGGGGAGAAAGTAAATGAGCTATGACTCAGATTTTGAGAATGTTTACATGGTCGAATTTGTATCAGGTAGAACCATCCATGTAGGTCAATTTACAGTTCAAGATGTCATTGAATATTGTGCTGATGAGCATGAGGATGAAGTTATTAAATCAATTTACGAAGAAGTTTATACGGGAGAAAATGATGAAGATTGAAATGACAATAGATCAATACAACAAAATACGCAAATTGTCGGATTTTGCTGATTGGTATCTTGATGACCATATACCGAGTTCAGATTTTTACGCAGAGCAATACGAGTCCGATAAAGAAGAAATATTACAGGCTCAAGAAGTATTTCAAGAAATTGATGCACGATTACAGTTTTCTTAGGAGGAAATAATGAAAACAATGATTGAAGTAGATATTCCAAAAGGTCGCTCTATTGCCGAGGCAGAGGGCGCAATTAAACGAGCATTTGATCCTGATTGGATGGCTGAATGGTGGCATATAGATGACATCATTGAGCAAGCAGAAAACAATGGGGAGCAAGTTACTGAGTATGAGGCAAGAGAGGTATTGCGCCTGATGTCAAAGTATCACGATTGTGAGATTGGCATTAACTGGGATGTCATTGATAACTGGGTCGATCATGTGGTCAAACAACGCGAGGAGGAAGTATGAAGTTTATTTTTGAGCAAAAGACTAGGGATTACTACGAGGTTGAGGCAGAGGACGAAGAAGAAGCCCTAGAGTTGATTTATAACGGGGCAGTAATGGTTTGCAATACCAAGTATGAAGAAGTATACCTAATTAAAACGGAGGATGTATGACACAAAACGACAAGGACGCACAACAATGGATGGAGGCTAATGCTAAATGGCAAAGGGAAAAAATGATCCATGCCAAAGAAGAAGGCAAGCTATACCATATTGACGAGACAGGCTATGTAATTATCGAGGAAGATCATGAACCTAAGACTAGCTAAAGGCAAAGTACCCATTTATTTGAAATGGGAACAAGGGCGAATGGATTACTTTATGATTGACTTCCCAACACGGGAAGTCTTTTTTAGTCTCTATACGCACCAGACCAGCGAAGAAAATAAGGCAAAATACTGGGAGGTATTAAACCACCGATCACGAGGCAAAACTCGTACAGAGTGTGCCAAGATGATAGGTGCTACCCAAGGGTGGGTTGCCAAGATTGAAACTAAGTTTTTAAGGCTTATGAGACAATGGTATTACAAAGATCTAGAGGCTAATCTGTTGAAACTTACATTGTCACATGAGGCATTACAATCTTTTTTAAAGACTGAGATGCCCGAAAACTACCCACACGTTGATGATAATCATTGAAATCCTCCCCGACTGTGGGGGAGATCCAATACGGCTTGCCTGTACTCAGAGCCGTGGACTGCCCCACACCGCTATTGTCATTATCGGCAACGATGACCCCGTTGGGAAAGTACCCAGCTATGAGCTTCATGTTGCTTGCACTAAAGCAAACATGGATCGAATACTTGATATTACTAGCTTTCATCATCTCTCTTATGGAGAGTCCAGTCGCATACCCCTCGCAGAACATCGGAACTCCCTTTGCATTCATGCAGAAAGTTGCCCCCTTGGATTGCTGACCATAGAGGAACTTCTTTTCCCCTTGTTCATTGATTATCTGCAAGCCGACCAGTTTAAACCCGATTTTCATCGGTACAACTAATAACTTCTCTCCATCCTTGTCCCAAACATTGGCCTCTAGATCAGGAAATCCCTTGGATGCAAGGTATGGATGCGTAGCGTTCTTGCATTGTTTCATAATCCAACCTGCTTTTTCAGCAGCCCTTTCCTTGGCATCATTTGAGGCTTGATTGGACTTAGCAATCCTTTGCTTGACCACCGAGCTTGAGGCCGATTCTCCCTCTGCAAACCATGTGGCTGGCTTTTCCATCGTAGCCCAATTCTGGACTGCTCCGCTTACACCATTGTAAATATAAGCACCATTTTTTTTATGAGGATGATCGACAGTAGGAACTCTAGTCCATTTGTCGTATTGGAATCCATTCATAATGAGGCCATGCCCTCTTGCAAAGTCTTCAAATTGCATCTTCATTCTTTCTTTTCTGTATCTCGTCTGTTAAATACCATACTGCTTTCTCTAGATCTTCGATACGCTTACCTTTTTCATCTGCTCTCCAGATATATTTGATAGCGTTGCCCAAGTTAAATCCCATGTGCCGTGTAATTTGAATACACTCAACCCCCGATGGGTGATTTAAATAATGCTTTGGGTGATTAACTGGATCATTCATTTCTCTTGTACCTTTTTATTATTGCCAAAAATAATTTTGTCAATCTTTTTAATGTCATCCATAATTTGTTTATTAGTTTTGCCTGATTTAAGAGCAATCCATCTAATGTTTTTCTTTAACTCTTGTTTTATATTCATTTCTCTTGTGCCTTTCTCAAAATGGCTCTGGCAAAGTCTTCTAAATTCATGGTTTTAGAGTTGAGGTATGCAAGCATTTCTGTGTTGATTTCTTCGTCTGTTAAATTTTTTATTTGTTTTTCAACCA